ACCTCCATGCAGAACATGATCGGTATTACTACACAGGGTGGAACCGATCAGACGCAGCCCTTGTTTGACCGGTGGGGCGAAGTCATGGAGTTCATTCAGTTGGCGCTCCAGTCCATTGAAACTGCCCTCACCACATCCATGACGACGATCAACACCAACATTACAACCGGCCTCGATACGGCCACACAGACCATACAGACGACGCTGACCACCGTTGAAACCGCTGCCAGTGAAAAGTATACCGCCATGGAGACGAGGCTGACGGAGTTCCTGACCGCGGCGAACACCAATATCAAGACATCCACCGACAGCATGAACACCACCACGGAGACCAGCTTGACCAAGGCTGAAAGCACGGTCTCCACGAAGCTGGAAGCCATTGCCACGAAGATCGATACCGTCATGCAGCGGATCGGGACCAACTTCGACACCAAGTGGAAGGAGATCATCTCGGTTTTCGAGCGTGCCATGCAGTCGATGGAGACCAAGGCGAGGACTTCGATGCAGACGCTGCAGACGATCACCCTCACCGCGATCAATTCCATAAAGGCTCAGCCGTGGAACACCATCGGCGACGCCATCGTCCAGGGCATTGGGCAGGGCGTCAACAACAGATGGCCGTGGCTTGAAAACCTCGTCAGACAACGTGCACAGCAGCTTCTTCAAGCCGCAAAGGCCGCGCTGGGAATCGCCAGCCCTTCGAAGCTGTTCGAGGAACAGGTCGGCGAGAACGTGGGCCTTGGCTGGGCGCAGGGCATCGATAACACGAAGGGCGACGTGCTGAAGACGGTCTCCAACGTGGCCGATGCCATTGTGAACGAAGCTGACGGCGTTCAGATCAACGCGAAAGCATCCGGCGTGATGGACGGCGTTGAGAGTGTCGTCGGCGGGATGCAGGCTGTTTTGAGTGAGCTGGCAGGCATCGCCTCGATATTCAAATCGATCTCTGATGTTCTGGCTGGCATAGGCGGCTTTGCAATGCCCCAGATTGCCGCTGGAACCGTCGCGCCATATAAGACAAAGGCTGCCGCAGAAAGCGCCCCTGTGGACGATTCCAGCGCCATAGAGGGACACTTGACCGGCATCCAGTCTGCGATAGAACGTCTGATCGAGATATTGCAGGCAGGTGGAAACGACCAACAGGATATCAGGGTCATCATTGATGGCCGCGAGGTATTCAATGTGGTCGTGAACGAGAACAACCGCGCCATTCAAAGGACCGGCGCGAGTCCGATAAGGGTGTGATGATATGCCGATACTGAAAATGTGTGAAAACGGCTACTGGGCCGTCAATGGCACTCCGCTGTATGTGCCGACAGAAATCAATATCAGTCATGACAATATCGTCGCACCCGAAACCGGGCGGACGGAATCCGGGTACAATCGCATTGTGTGGGTGCGGCGGGATGTCCGGAAGGTCAGCATGAAATTCAAGCGTCTCACAGGCGCTGAAAACGAATACCTGAAGAATCTGCTGCAAGGCCAGGAGTTTGTATTCACCTACTATGACAACGGCATTCAGACCATGAATGGCTATTGTGGAAAATGCGATTCTGACCAGAAGAACCTATCGGCTTATGCCGACGAGGGGGGCTTGTACGAGAACTTCAAGGCCAACGTGGTGGAAATGTGAGGTGGTAATGTGTACCCGGTATCGAACGAATACATTGAAGCCATCCAGAAGTTTTCCGTCATGTCAGACTGGTATGGAAACATCAAGACTGAACGAGGCGTCATTTACTACATAAGCCCCTCCGTCATCGTGGAGGGGACCGGCAAGATCACACGACAGATCTGCAGCGGCGAAGATATCCAGATCGGCACCACCTGTTCGGCCGAGCTGGATATCAGCCTGCGCCTGGAAAATGTAGAGCGATATGAACTCTACAAGGCCACGGTGACGCTGTTCTTCATGCTTAAAACCGGGAATACATGGGAAACCGTGCCCCTGGGTGTATTCACCATTGCGGAGCCGCCGGAGCGGAGCCTTGACGTGATTACCATTCACGCCTATGACAACATGCTCAAATTCAACGGCACATTCGGCTTGACGCTGGTGGGAACGCCCTACTACATGCTGAACTACGTGTGCAGTATCTGTCATGTGGAATTGGGGAGCACACAGGAAGAGATCACGAACTATGTCAACGGTAATGTGACGACGTACAATTTCGAAGAGGTTGAGGTCTACACCTACCGCGATTTCATCGGCAATATAGCCAGCTTCCTATGCTGCTTCGCCTATATCGGCGTGGATGGAAAACTGTATCTGAAGCCATACGGCATGACGCCAGATCGGACGATTACGGAAGATTGGCGCTTTGAGTATAAACCGAAGGACTACGAAGCCTATTACACATCGATCACGTCCTATTTCGCCGTCACCAAGGAATATGAACAGGTTGTTCTTTCCAATGGTGGACTTGATTATGCGCTGGGTGTGAATCCGCTGATTCAGTTTAACGATGATGATGTGCGGCGATCTGTCCTGACGAACATCATATCAAAGCTGAACGAGGTCACTTATACACCATTCACGGCAAAGATGCCCTGTGACCCGTCGCTCATGCCGGGTGATGTCGTAAACTTCACCGGCAACCATGCCGTTGATGGGAAAATGGCTGCCATCACGAAGCAGGTCATTACCATCAATGGCGCGATGCAGTTGGAATGCTGTGGAACAGACCCGAACCTGAATGTGCTGACCGAGAAGGAAAAGCAGATTCAAACAGCCGCGAAGAACAGCGACAAGGATGCGATTTATTACTACGATTACGCGAATACTTCGGAGATCACCATTGCAGACGGGAAGACCGCGCAAATCATCCTGTTTGAGTATACCACGACGAAAAAGACCCACATTGACTTTCACGGCGAGGTCGTTTGCCAGGTCGAGACCACCGAAAGCTATGACGAGGCAAGCGATACCTACACCGAGAATGACGGTATAGTTGAGATCACTTACCGCGAGGGCGGCGATCTGGTAACGACCCATTACCCCGCCGATCTGTTTCAGGATGGGAAGCAGCTATTGAACCTGCTCTATACCTGGTGGGCTTCCGGCAACATCCTGAGCACCTTTGAAGTGCGCTTGAAATGCGTCGGCTGCTCCATCACCATCGCGCAGGGCGCATCGCGCGGCTATATCGCTGGCATCGGCCTTGTGGGCGATTCCTCCTGGGACGGCGCTGTGCATATCTACGACGACTTCATGCCTCTTGATATTGGCAGTATCGTTCGGAAGGATTTCGACGAGCAGGTGGACGTTACGCTTATCACACCGGATACGGGCGACATCAGTCAGGATTTCAACGTCGTGAACTTCTTCAACACCATTCGCAGGAACTTCCAGGAGAGCCTCACCGATTACGGCCTTCATCGGTTCTCCGTGCCCTACAATAACAACGATGTCGTCAAGGTCAATGTCGTCGCTTCCGGCAACGTCTGGAAGAATGAGGACACGACGGTGGACGGCACGGTCACGACGTATGATTGCGAGGTTGAACGCATCCTGCGGGTTACCAGCGCCCATAACTCCGGCACCGGCGACGTCACATATCTGGTGTCGTTCGACAGCGGTGAATCGTGGTATACCTATGCCGACGGCTTTACCCCGTATGAGAGCGGCTATGGCATGGTAGAGGGCACGATGTCCTTGATCACAGAATCCGAATGGGCGGCAATGATTCAGGCGAACGGTACCATCATGATTAAGGCCATCCTTCAGGGTGACGCCACGCTGACGGACATCGACATATACACCTATGAAACCAATTCCTGGGTCTCCATCGGCCCGGATGAAGCAGAGAGCTACAACAGCCAGTATGTGAGCACAGACCATGATCTGGTGCAGCTGATTACCGCCGGTTATGCCTATACAGGCAGTGCTTTGAGCATTGACAGCGGATATGCCCAGATCCTCACCATTGACACGAGCATATTCAGCGCGGTGCAGAAGATCGAAGCTGTTGATCAGGTCGGAAATATCCTCACCGATGAAGAACTGGATCTGGACCATTGGGCAGTAACAGGTACGTTCAACCACACCATTTCCTATTACGAGGGAATCAATGAGCTGAACATGCTTGCAGCCAGTGGGCATTGGGAAAGCTTCATTCTGGCGCTTACTGTCGAACCGAATACTGACTATAGGTTGTCTTTCCAGTTTAATTCACCAACTGGGTATAGGTCAAATGGATATGAACACCGTAGGGCTTATGTCTGGGACAGCACCTGGGTGTACACGAGCGGTGAGAACAGCCTGACAAACGCGCATCTGCTGGGATATTCCGATGTATGGACGACAAGCGCCTCGGAGACACCAGTCGATTACAGCGTATCCTTCAATAGCGGGAACAACAGTATCATCCGAATTCAGTTCGGCCTCGGTGTTGTTTACGACGATTCAAGGGCGACGATGGTCTGGCGCGATATCAGAGTTCGGAAAGTATAAGGGAGGGAGGATGCTATGGCGATCATTCCAAGCGGGCTGTCATGGAGCTGCAAGGAAGAATATCTGAACAGCGAAGCCGGCGCGTTTGCCACGATCAGCGGACGCAGGTATTACAAGACCAATGACGTCCCGGCCATCTGTGGTGTTCACTACAACAGCAGCACTTATACCATGCCCTTCCTCCTGAGCACCGATGCAAGCGCCATCAGCTTTCGTGCTGATTCCGGCGGTCCTTGGACGCACTGCATCACCTTTGAATACCTGGGCATGACCTGGTATTACAACTGGGGAGAGCATGGATTCAAAAATGCCACACCGACCACGGACTACCCCGTACTGGATACGAGAAATGTCGGAGCCTACAATTCCGAAGCTGTTGCGATCTTCATTCTACAGAAAGCCGCCGCCATGCTTACCGCTCCATTTTACACGATGGAGTATAACGCCAGCGGCGGCCGCGGCAGTATGGACACGCAGTATTTCTACTGCGGAGAGTCAAAGGCCCTGCGAACGAACAGCTTCACGAAGACAGACCAAGTCTTCCTCGGCTGGGATACGTCCCCGGCCGGCGTGACTGTCGTTTACACGAATGGTCAAACGGTGACAGACATTGCCCAGGAGGGTGAATCGATCACACTCTACGCCGTGTGGCGCAAGGCGTGGGCATGGCTGATCGGGGACAGCGGCGGGCATTGGTACACTGTCGTCAGAAACGGCGAATACCAGACGAGAGTGGAGCTCTCCGGCATATCCTCTCTTTCGGCGGCTGTATTCTATGAGCATGGATTCCAGTTTACTCCGGCCAGCGACATGCTGACCGATCTTTCTTCTCCGCGTATCTGTAAATGGAACGAGGCAGAAAGCCCGCAGCTTACAGCGAATGTTGAAGCGGTGCCTGTTGTCCCGCAGCGCGTTATCTTTGAAACGATCACGCTGACCGGCAATGTGAAATACATCAATATCGCCGGTGACGGTGAAACGCTCTGGAACGTGTCCTTCGACGGCGGCACGACGTGGTACAAGTATAACAACGGCTGGGTACAGGTCACTTTGACCGGCGATGGTTGTCCGAAACGCCGTCTTGAAATCCTGACCGCCTCTGATTGGGCAGCGGTGGTGAATGGTACGCTCAAATTCCGATGCTGGCTTCGCGCCGGCGGTTGGGTGAAGCGAATCCGAATCGACTATTAAGCGGGGTGAAACAATGAAAGGCACAACGAAGATCATCCTGACCAATGTGGAGACCGGGGAGCGGGAAGTCCATAAAGACGACAATCTGATTACCAACGCGCTGGACAAGATCATCAACATCCATATGGCGATGAACATTGCCCCGAACGATCAGAACCTTCTTCCGATTGCAACGCAGGCATT